TGTCCGACGCGTTGCCGACGCACAGCCCCGACCCGTCGTGGATCATGAGCTGAGAATGCGGCTGCATGATCACACGATCCCCGGCCATCGCGATCACACTGGCGATCGACGCGGCGAGGGAATCCACCCACACCGTCACCCGCGCCGCATGGCTACGCAGCACATTGTGGATCGCGATCCCGTCGAAGATCTCCCCGCCCGGCGAGTTGATGTGCAGGGCGATCTCCGACGCGGAGATCTCCCGCAGCTCGGCGAGGAACGACTCCGCCGTGATCCCGAACCAGCCGATCTCGTCATAGATCGCGACCTCCGCCGGGCCGTCCACACCAGCAGAGTTCGAGATCCTGTACCAGGACTGGCCCGGCCGGATACGGGCCCGCAACGCCCGACGCCGATCCGTGACGCTCACGACCCCTCCCACACCGGCACAGCCCCGCCACGACAGCGGTACCGGCCCAGACAGCCCACGTAGCCCCCGTACGGGTACGCCGCTCGGGCATCGGCGAGGGACTCCCACCGCTTGCCGTTCACGTCCTTGCACGGCTTACACGCGTCCCGATCCTGGAACTCGCTCGCCTCATACCAGTCCGGGCCNCGGCCGTCATCCTCCGCCCGCTGCAGCGTCGCGAACCGGCCCTCGNNCTCCGCGCNCCANANCGCGCCGCCAAGCTCCGTGCGCAGGGTGGCGTCGGTCAGGCCCTCCAGGTAGGTCGTGACCCGCGCCGCCACCTCGGCCCCGCTGTCACCCGGGGCCCACACGCGCAGCGCCTCACGGCCCGCAGCAGCGGCCAGACCGGACGCCAGCAGCGCCGCCGTCACCCCGGCGGCGGCGGCCAGGTCCGCGGCGAGCACACCGGCCACCGGCGCCGCCTCGATCGTCACACCCTGCCCGGCCGCGGCCTCAACCATCCGCTCACCGGCCGCCTCAGCCTGCGCGACCATGGCGGCCTCCAGCAGCGCCGCACCCGCACCGCTGGAGGCCGCCAGCGCGGCGAGACCGCCCACCTCGCCGCCATCCACGAGGGTCTCAATCTGCTCGGCGAGCTCCTGCCGCTGCGCCGGGGCCACCTCGTCCTGCCAGCGCTCCACGAGCTCGTCGAGACGCTCCTCCCAGTCCTCCCGGCCCTCCGGCTCCGCCTGCGCCACCAGCACCGGCCGGCGCACCGCAACCGGCACCGGCGCGGGCTCGGCAGGCGGCGGCGCGGACGCCTTACCGACGAACGCCATCTCGGGCAGGCCAACCGCGCCGAGCACGGCGGACGGCTCATACCCCGCCTCCACCAGGTCACGGGCCGCCCGCGCCTTACTGGTGCGTTCACGGTCGCGGGCCTCGCCGTCCTCGGGCACGGGGTCGCAGTAGTCGAACTCCAAGCCGCGCGCCGTGTCGCCGAACATGGGCAGCAGTTTGGAGTTGAGCGCCTGCTTGATCCGCTCCAGGCGCGGCACCACCAGCCACCGAGAAAACATCACCTCGCCCGCCTCGGCGTTCGCCCTGTTCACATCATCGACCGTGCCGAGCATGCTCTTCGGGAACCCGAACGCCTCACGGATCAGCTCACGGCTCATGTCGCGCAGCTCCGTGAACTGCATGTCCGCCATCGTGAAGCGGCGATCCACCCACCTCAGGCCGCCCTCCAAGATGGCGACCCGGTGCGCCGCCGCTACGCCCCGGTGCTGCTCCTCCCACCGGTCGCGCAGCTCGTCGTACTCGGCGTCGCTGAGGTTGTTCGGCGCCTCGATGATGCCGCTCGGCAGCGCGCTGTTGACGAAGAAGTTCCGGTTCCACTCCGCGCTGTACCGCGTCGCGTCCAGGTCCGCCAGGAGCGCCTGCACCGGGCCCATGCCCCGGTAGATGTCCAGCGGGTTGGGCATCCGGAGCTGGATCACCTCGTCACGCTCCAGCGTGATCCGCTGCCCGTCCGGCCCGAAGTACGTGTAGTCCCGGATGAACTCGGCCGGGTCCGGGTTCGGCGCGATCCGGTCCGGCCGCACCGGCCACAGCTCCAGCGGCACCGACCGCATCCGCTGATGCCGGGACACCAGCCACCAGGCCTCGCCCGTCAGGTCGAGATGCTGGCTGAACGTCTCCACGAACTCGGTCCGCGTGAAGAACGGGTTCGGCTTCCGCCACAGGTCCAGCGCCGCATGCCGCGTCACCTCGGCCCGGTCCTCGGCCATCCCCGACGGCGCGGCACGGTACAGCTTCCAGTCCACCTGGGACACGGCCGCGGCCAGGCGGGACACGATCGCGAACAGGGTGCCCACCGCGCCCATGGCGCGCATCTGCGCCTCCGCGCCGCTGGACTGCTGGGACGGCAGCGAGATCCGCGACGAGCGCGGCGCGTACGGCACCGGCGACTTCGCGCGCACGGCGAGCGCGGCGGCGGCCAGCGTACGCAGCGGCGACCTCACCGGCGCTCACCGCCCGACAGCGCCTCAAGGATCAGCAGCGACACCCCGCCGACGGCGAGGCCGGCGATGTGGTGCAGCTCCCAGGCGGCCCAGGTCAGCAGGCCGAAACCCGCGAGGCTGAGCACGAGGGTCCGCAGCGCGGCCCACCTGGGCAGGACGCGGGCCAGGAGGCGGGCGGCACGGACGGTCAGGGGGATGCGTGGCGTCCGATCCTGCTGCTGTCGCGCGGCACGCTCGGCACGCCACGCCTGACGCGCTGCGATCGGTGGGAACGCCATACGCAGGAGGGTACATCTGGCAGTAAGTTTTCCGTCAGATCCTCGCTGGTGGCGGAAGATTTCCTGAGTCTGAGGTCAGGAGAGCCAGCGGATACCCACACGCGGGGGCGCGTAGAAAGCCAGCAAAAGCGCGTCCGCATTGTCCGGGCTCCTCCCGAGACGCTTAATGATCTCCTCCTTCTTCTCCACCCGAATCCGCCCCTGAGGATCCGTATCCCACTGCGGCTCCAACAACTGAGCCACCGTCGCGTCCGCGTTGTCCATCCCGGACAGATCCCAGCCACGACGCTCCGACAGACCCCGGCCAACCTCCCACCAGATCTCCGCCCGCAGGTTCGCGAACCGGTCCGGCCTGCTGGCCTTCTCGCCGACGTTCACGCCCACGATCTGCACGCCGTTCAGCGACCGGTCATTGCGCAACTCGCCGATCACGCCGAACCCCACGCCGATCGAGTCCACCTTGACCCTCGTCGCCCCGGACTCGCGGATCGCCATCTTCACCAGCGGCGCGATCTTCTCCGGGCGGTCCGTNTGCGCCCGCCACTCACGGCCCGCCACNACCCCGCGCCGCTCACGGATCACCGTCTCGTCGCCGCCACCGCCGACGTCCACACCCAGCTCCACCGGCAGCAGGACATCGGCCGGATGCGGCTCCTCGGGTGCGATACGGCACGCGGCCACGTCGCTGCTCCGGACGACCTGCCATTCGGAGTCCTCGCTGAACTCCCCGAGGACCTTGCTGCGGTACAGCGGGTTGTCCTCGCCCCACTCCCGCCGCTTCTCCTCCACCCAGCCAGCGGACACAAGCGCCTGAGCCACGGCCGGCGGCACCGGCTCGCCAGTCAGGTTCGGGCTGTCATAGGCGGAGATCCCAATGACGTGCCAGCCGGAGCCGGGCGCGCAGACGCGCCGGAACTCGGTGGCCGGGTTGTCGGGGTTCCCGATCGCGAACAGGCGGCACCCGTCGTTCGTGGTGAGGGCGTCGGCGGCGACCCAGAGTTGGGGGGCGATCCCGCACGCCTCGTCGAGGATGACCAGAACGTGCGGCGCGTGGATGCCTTGGAAGGCCGACTCGGAGTAGTCGGAGGGTTTGCGGCCGAACGCGACCAGTTCCCCGCCCATGTGCCATTCGACCTGGTTGACCCGGCCGGGCAGGTCTCCGGCGGCGTGCATGCGGCGGATGTACCGCCACAGGATCGCCCGCACCTGCGGAAACGTCGGGGCTGACGTGACCACGAACGCCGTGCCGGGCTCGTGGGTGTCCAGCCACCAGCACGCCACCAATGCGGCCACATGCGACTTTCCCACGCCGTGACCGGACCGTACGGCGACGCGCCGATGGTCACGGACCGCTTCGAGGATCTGCCGCTGCTTGGACCACACGGTCTGGCCGATCCTGCCCTGCACCCAGCCGACCGGGTCGCGCTGGTAGAGGCCGATGCGGCGGCCCGCGCCGCGTAGGTCCGCGGCGCTTTTGAGCTGGTCGCGGATCTTCCGCAGGCCGGTGGTGTCGCCAGCCCGGACAAGGTCGGCGACTTGGGCGCGGATGGCGTCAAGACTCTGGGCTGTCATCGGTGCCGGTGAGGGTGTCGAGGAGGTCGGCGATTTCCCGGCCGAGGTGTTCGGCGTCCACGCTGAACCGGGTGGGCTGGTCGAGGCCGAGGAGTTTCGCGCGACGTTCCATGATGCGCAGGACGCGGTCCACGGCCCCGTTGCTGCCCTTGCGGGCCTGCGGCCAGAGGCCGAGGAG